AAGAAGGTATATATAGCAATGATTCCTGATTGTCATCATACACAAAGCTAATAGCTATTTGATATGTATCAGCCACCCAAGTACTTGCACTATCAGAAGCCATTGTAGTATTAACATTAAACCCTGCGCCAGCTGAAGATAAATAACCACTCCCAACAGCGGCTTCTGTAGGAGGAGCTAATGTATTATCATTAGCATAAAAACCTAAGTAATTATTTTCTCCAGTAGTACCGCTAAAATGTGTTCTTTTTACAAAACCCCACCATTGTATTTTATTAGCATTAGTTCCTATGCTTGAATCTCTCATACGAGTATCAGATATTCTTACTGCATTATCAGCTATATAATACATTATTCTTGCAGGAGCTATGGGTACTGAACCATCAAATAAAGTAGCAACTTCATGCGTAACAGCGTCAGAAGACTTTAAATAATGACTAACACTAGATTCTCCAGCATCTCCAAATAAAAATAAAGATTCTCCTAACTTATGCGTACTAATAGTTACTGTGTCTCCAGCGCTTTCCGTTGTCATTGTATTACCGAGAATTAAATATAGACTAGTACCGGGCCCATGAGCTTTTACAGTGTGAAACCCATCGTTGCTAGTACTTCCTGAAACAAATATTTCAGAGCCAACTGGAAAAGTATCTCTTAAATCAACTCCAGTAGAGGCTATAAAATGATTATTTGCCGAAGCTCCATTAAAAAGGATATCTGTTCTAGCACCAGAAGTTGTTGCTCCAACTGCATAATCTATTTCAAACGATTTAAAACCATAGCCTTTTTCTAAAGAACCTTCTGTTTGATCACCAGCATCACCATGCGTTGCAAATGAACCACGACTACGTATTATTCCATTATGGTCTAACATTACATTTTCAGCTACAGCTAACTGATTATCAGCTATATCACGTGCATCTTGTAAATTATTAATACCACCTGAAAAATTATTTAACGTATACATTTGCTTTGGCACTAGGCTGACCTCACCAAGAAATCCTCAACAGTACCGCGACCTGCCATACTGTTATAATACTTCTTCCAATAGTTTGCTTGTCCTTCAGGACTAGATGGTAAAGGCTTAGGTATTCTTCTATAGTGCAAACGACACATAGCTATCTGAGCGGCTATGTTTGTTTCTAATATAAAATCCCAGTCTTCTTCTTTTGGGTCTACAAAATAAGACAGTTTAACATTGGTAGCTTCCGCAACCTTTTTCATTAGCTTTTTTCTGTAAGCTAAATAGTTTTTACATATATCTACAGCCACCCATGCTTCACATTGGAAAAGACCTCTAGCGGGCCCTTTTATCTGACGTATATATTTGTATCCACTTTCTACTTTACCAGTTTTATAAACTAAATCCAGAGCTTCTGGAGAGTATAAATCCATACTCTCCATTACTCTTTTAATCAAATCTTTTATTTGAGGTTCGTTTAACAAACTACTTCCCCTCAAAAAGACCATGCAACAGATCAGTAACAACATCAACGACTTTTTCAAAAAACACCTGTTCCTTTTCTTCCGATACAAACGGAATGTCTATTTTTGCATTAATAGCTGAAGCAATCTTTTCTTCCATTTCTTTGGAATTTAACTGACTCATCATATCGTCTTTTACTTTATCAGCTTGAGCTTCTGCCGCCGCCATTAGCATTTCTTTTATATTCATGTTTTACCCTTTCGTGAATATGTAGCCAAACAATCCTGAGAACACAGCGGATAACATTGCCCCTATAGCTTTTACACCTGACATACTACCCTCTAATTCTCTTACTCGGCCATTTTGTTCTCTAATTAAATCTTTTAATTCGTCTAAAGATTCTTTTACATACATAATATCTTGATTATGTTTTGCATTTAGGACGGTTAATTCTTCCATCCTGCTCTGCATATTAACCCGCCAATTATCTACTTCAGATTGTTTCATCTTTTCCTTCCGCCTTGCCCGCGATATTTTTTATACTTTCCTTTTGTTCCTCTTCCATTACCAATCCTTGTTTTTTTAAGTTTTTTCATGCCTTATCTAACTTACCTCTTAAAAAATTTAACGATTCACTTTGAGTCCTTAATTCAAATGTTAGTTTCTCATGTCTTCTTTCAGCGTTTTCTATTACAGATTCATGTCTTCTATCTGCTTTAGTCGTTTCTTTATTCCACCTATCTATAAGTTTAATCATTATCTCTCTATTCTGCTGAATTTCATTCTCTAAATCTTCTAGTTTATTGTTTACAAGTCTTTCTACAAATCCCCTAAACCAATAAAGCATCCCAGAAAACAGTATGACAACTACGCCTATTACGCCATATTCTGCATACATTTCTGCCATATATTTTTCCCATTTATATTATTAATACTCCACGCTCACATAAGCCATTGGGGTACTATTTACTATTAATTCTGGAGAAAAGTTTGCCCCTTCTGCAATATATTCACCCCAAATTTTCTTACCACCCTCAATAGATATAGGCTGAACTCCAGAAAATACTACAGAATCACCTATCATTACATAGGCATGAAAATAAGCATCATACTTACCTTCTTGCATTTGATAGATATAATAAGTAAATACAGGACGCCATGTATTTACACCATCTTGTTCCGCTGTTGCTTGAAAATAAATTGGTATATTGTTTTCCGCATCAACAACTCTACGCTCAACGGTTAAATATTTATCTTCACACGCTATAAAGGCCAATCCCAAACAACTAAAGACAAGAAGAACTAATATAAACTCTATTATATCCCAAGCTTTTTTCACTTCTTTTTCTTTCTCCAGCTTAATGGATTGATATTAAATTCTTTTTCATAAAACTTTACCCGCTCTTCCAACTTTGCAAACTCTTGTTCTTCATCTTCAATATGTTTAGACAGTAACTCTTCTATCTTTGTATTTGCTTCTATCATATCAGACTCCAATGTAATAAAGCGATTATAAAAATAAACACCTTCTCCAATTAATCCGCTCATAAATATGAAGATCGCTATAAAACCCTCTTTCTTTACTGGAGCATTTTCCCAATTGATAAAAGAATCTTTTGCCATTATCTTTTAATACTTTTTGTTCTAGTAAAATCATTTACTTCTATTCTACTTAACAGTTCTGCTTTTGTATCGCTAGCGCTATAATTAATATTTCTAACATCATAAAAAGCTTGTATCTCTGCTTTTGTACTACTGTCTGTAGGATAATCTGATTGCGAAGTGGCTACATTATTTATTAAATGATGTTTACCAATCACTAATCTTCCATGATTATCGCTATGTTTTTTAACGCATTCAGCATCATAAAACTCTTCAGCAGTTTTAAAACTATTTGTTTTCTTTTCTACATTACCATCTACTTCAACAAAATAACTATAAGATGAAGGATAAGTCAGAACCTCCGTACTCCCATCTTTATACTTTTTAGTACGTGAGATACCCGGTGTGGTATTTCTATAAATGCGGACACGATGGCCCTGACTGCACCTTCTTAGAATCATGCTTCCGCTTCTACCTCTTCGGGTTCTTCTTTTGACTCAAGAGAGTTACGAAGCATATTAATAAACGCCTCTTTACCAACTTCTAATTGTTCTTTCATAAACGCATTGGTATTAAGTTTATTCTGCATATCATTAATATGATTTAGCATCTGTTTTTGTTCATCTGTCATGTCCTCGATAACATACTCTTTATCATCCAGACTCAAAACAGGCTTTTGTTCTTTTTCTTTTTTAGCCATTATGACTCCTTGTTTTTATTGTTAATTACCATACAGCTAAACCATCCCATTCCATAACAAATGAGACACAGCACTAGCAATGGTAATGTTTCCATTATAATTTCTTGAAATCTTCGATAGCCTTTGCAAGTCCATCGCTTTGAGCTTTAGCTCTTGCCATTTCTGCATCATAACGTGCTTTTTCATTCTCTAAATCAGAAAGTGAATATTCACGCTTATTATCATCCATAGCTTCACCAGACTCAGCATTCCATCGTTTCTGACTCAAAGCAACGTATTCACGTTCCTCTTTGGCTTCAGCCTTTCTTACGACTTGACCTTTATCGTCTTTCACTTCTGAAACTGCTTCTTTCATGACTTGCTTCTCTTTTCCAAAAGAGGCTAGTTTGCTAGATTTCAACGAACTGTATTTACTCCAATCCATTATATTCTCCTGTTATTTTAAACTATCAGCATATGCTTTTTTAACTTCATCAGTCCATAAAGCAGATGCCATTCCTTTAATTTCATCTGATTCACCAGATACATCTGCATCTGGTGCTAATATTCTTCTTTTATACGAATAAGATATTTCTTTTCCATCTTCAACAATAGCAGTACGTTCTCTTTCTTGTATAAATTTATATTTTTTTCTTATTTCATAATCATAAGTTATTACTTTTTCTAAAGCCATTTCTTTTCTCCTATTTAATTTGTTCCATTCTAATTTCCAATTAGACTTAATTAAGTTATATACTGTACCGAAACAACAAATTCACTTGTAGATGAAAAAGTACTTGCTTGTAAATATGTCCAAGCACCATTGCTATTTGATATTTGAACTGACATCGTATTTTGCCCCGCATAGCTTCCAATGTTTAAATAATCTCCAGAAAAATTTATATTTTGGCACGAGAATGTTCCTTGAAATCTTTCAGCTAAATCATCAATATCTGCAACAGTAAAAGGTAGTGATATTGTAAAAGTACCTGTAGCACTCGATACAGCAGTAACAGATATTTCACCTGAAAGAGTTACTAACCTACCAATTTTTGTGTATTGTAATGAATTTTTTACACTACTCATAGTAAATGAAGCCCCACCAAGAGTTACAGCGTGTACCCCTTCTTCATAATCATCAAGAGTATTTGCATCTCCACTTGCGGCTTGTGTGTCTGGAAAATTTATACCACTACAATAAACTGTAGCTCCACTATCTTGAGCCATATATACTCTTTCAATAGAAGAATTCCCAATCACTGCATAATTATCGCCTTGTCCTGTAGCTTGTTCTCCAATTACTATTTGATTAGTAGGAGTATTGCTACTCGCTGATGCTTGAGAACCAATAAGAGTACAATCTGCCATTGCCCCTGTAGCATTGTTACTTGTTCCTCCACCATACCATCTACCAGCACCATATCCTACGGCAGTTGTTTGAGAAGCGTCTGTAGCGTTCATTCCAGCCGTTGCTCCAACAAATGTATTATCATCATTGCCATCAGAAGAATCAATAGCAGTTCCAGCGTGTGTCCCGATAGCTGTATTGTTATCTCCTACTGTCATAGCGTCTAATGTATAAGCTCCAACTGCAATATTTGAGTTTCCACTTGTAAGAGCCACTAACGCATCTCTTCCAACGGCAATCGTATTATCAGCATTTGAATTATTAAGAGTCTTACCAGCATTATCTCCTACAAGAACAAGACCATCTACATCTTGTGCCGCTTTTCCAGCTTCAGCACCTATAAGAACATTGCTTACACCAGTAGTTAATGCCGCTCCAGCTTCACTTCCCACTGCGGTATTATTACCATCACCATCAACATTCCAAGTTTTTAAAGCATCTCTACCTACGGCAGTATTGTGAGATGCGTTTCCAGCGGCAGTTGTTAAAGCATCATAACCTACTGCTGTATTATGCGAACCTCCTACAACAGCATCCAATGCGTGATATCCTACCGCTACATTTCCAGAACCACTTGTAAGTTGTACAAGAGCATCTTTACCAATACCAACTGTACCATTTGCACCTGTAGTTACATTTGCACCTCCAACAGCAGAGTGTCCTATTGCTACTATTTGAGAACCGCTTACAGAAGAACCCAAAGCATCTACACCTACAGCTACGTTTGCAGTTGCATCTGTTAGAGCGTCACCAGCATAAGTTCCAACTATTGTATTTTGAG